GTTTCCTTTGGCCTTTCGGCGTGATGCCAACAAACAATTTCGTTGGCATGGCTGAATTATCTAGCATAACGCTAGATGCGGTCAAGCGCTTTGCTAGATTTATTTTTGTAGGTGCTTTCCCCGCCGGCCCTACCCCCCCCGGCCAGCCGCTGGAAGGCGGCCAGGCGCGTTGTCCACAGGGTTTTTTGCACAGTTGTCCACAGTTGCCTGTGGATAACTTGGTTTGTAACCCGCAAGCATTAGTAAATCTGTGGATAACTCGGCATCGACTTAACATAATGGACGTTGTGTGAAGTGGACGCACGTTTACGTCAGGGTTAACCCTGATGCGTCTGCGTCAGGCGCGTGCGCGTATTGCTACACTTTTTTGGCGTAATGCGCCCAAACCCCAGTCAATTACCGCCATAAATGTCACGAATCAACAGCTTTTGACTCAACATCAACGACATTGCTATCGTCTTTCAAGACACGCTGCTTGGCTTCTTTCAACGCATCCATAACGCTGATACGTGTATCGGTCACGGCAACGTCAATGCGGTCGCCATAGCGTTTGGCGTACAGTTTTGAGGCAACCCACTTGCGTGCGTCCACTTGCATACGTTTTTGTTGAACCCAAGCGGATGCCATTGGTCCTTCCAAGTGTGCTGGCATCTCTGCATCCGACAACTCAATGATCTCTTCAGCCAGGCGATCTGCTCTATTCTCAGTCGCCTTGTCGTACATGGCCCGAAACTCTGGATTATTCCGAATCATCACCATCGCGCACTGGAGGCTTGGCATTCCTTCAGCCTTGAGCGTAGTGGTCAGGCTTTTGCCAGTCGAAATCTGTTTGCAGATTTCCTGCCAGCATGGGTGTTCAATCGGAAACACTGGATTTCGACCTGGCCCTTTTTTTGTCACTGTCATTTCTGACGCCAAGTTCTGAGTCACTTGTAAGCTCCTAAAAAAGAAGGGTACTCACACCGATCTGGCGCTTTCCCCGAATATGCGGCAACTGCTAAATCCCGCACCCTCATGCTATCACTTCAATCTCAACACTGTATTGCTTAACCCCACCAGCTCTCTGCCTGTACTCCCACTCCACCAGCCGACTTCCATCATCAACCCCAAGCCAGTCAGCTACCCCATCCCTGACTGCCTTAAACCCAGACTGAAGATTATCCCCATCCAAAGCCCTTGGAGCCACTCTGGTGAGCACAATCGTGCAAGGTGGGGCCGGAGGTGCCGCAACACTTGCCAGCGCGTTAAACGCCTTCTTGCGCTGACTCTTCACCAGTTTCGCCTTAACTGCCCAGTGCATCCTCATGTTCGCCATGCTGACCACTTTCATGTCCATCTCAACTTCAATCATCCTAACCCCTCAAAATCCCCGACCCCATGTACCGACGATTTGACCCGACTTTGTGTACCGAACCGAAGGGGGTATATATACCCCTTCGGTACGTTTCGGTACAACGGGCAAGTCGGGCATCGGTACGTTTCGGTACGTTTCGGTACATCGGTACATGGTTTCGGTACGATTTGACTGTACCGAACGTACCGAAATCGGTACACATCGGTACGGTACGGTACATTTTGCCCTCAAAATAATTGCTGTTTCGGTACATCGGTACATCAATTCTGGTTGTTTCTGGCATGGTCATTGCTTAAACTGCGTCTGAATTTGATGCCTTCGGTACAGATCGGTACATCTCATGGCGCAGACTAACCATGTCTTTCTTGGTCAAACCCTCCACCGATTCCTTAAACCGCCGAGCGTTAAGGCCGTGGTTTTTAGCAGACTCCCTCCATTCGTCATAATTCGCCGACACAGCTATACCATCCAAACCATCTGCCTTTTTCTTGGCTTCAATAGCCACCAAACAGTTCAGTGCAATCAACTGGTTGCCTGGCAATATCGTGCGCTTTTGCACGCTGCTCACCAGCCCCGAGATGTCCACACTGGTGAGATACGCACCCCTAACCGCATTGCCGTGCTTATCAAGGATTGGCAAATCCACTTGGGTGATCTGGAAGTTCTTGGCCGCTGGCATTTCAGCGTCCTTCATCTTTTTGGACTCAAACTGAATGGTCTTAGACCCTGAATCCAATTGGCACTTGTACTCCGCATCCAGTGCGCCCTTCAGTGCTGTAGACCCCCTGCTTCTGTCCTTGTCCATCGCCCCGCTATGGTGGACCACCAGCACGCAGCACTTGTAGCTTTGCCGCAGGTAGGTGTCCAGATGCTGGATAAACGAATTCATGTCCTGGGTTGAATTCTCATCCCCGCCCATGTTCCGAGCCAAGGTGTCGATCACGATCATGGACGGGATGTGCCCACACTCAGCCGACAAGGTTTTGATGGAGTCAGCCACCAGCGCTGCCTCTGTTGCGTCATACAGTTGCGCTGCCCTGTGGCTCTTGAACAGTGGTGCGCCGTCTAGGGTTGCACCGTTGCCCAACTCCCACGCCTTAAACCTTCTTGCCAGCCCGTTATGGCCCTCGCCGGCGATGTAGAACACCGCCCCTTGCTGGACCTGATGGCCGTGCCAGTCTTTGCCAGTTGCCACGCAGCAGGCCAAGTCGATGGACACAAACGACTTTCCCCCACCTGGATCACCGAAGACCTGCGCCAGTGAGTCAGCCTCAATGTAGTCATCCACGATCCACTTGATCTCGCTCAACTGGAGTGAGTCTGCTCTGGTGAACTCAAACGCCAGTTTGTCCCGCACTGGACCTGCCACGCGCTCAATTTGTTCTTTCACGGCATCCAGTCCTTGCAGGCAGTGCAAATCATTCCAGTCTGTTGGCTTGTTGTCCACCATGTCAGCATCCCCGAATGATGGGTACACAATCTCGCCAAACACCAGCGCCGCCGCAGCACGGCCCTTGGTCACACCAGGGTTGCCCTCGGTAAACTGGTCATTGTCAGCGCCGATCACAATCTTGGAGCCTGGGAACATCTCTTTGGCTGCCTTGGCTACCTTGGCTAAGTTCCCACAATCAAACGCCACCATGACGGTGTAACCAGTTGCCTCATGGATCGACGCACAAGTGGCAAACCCCTCACCCACAAACACAATCTTGCGATTGCCCCGCAACTCAAAGAACCCGCCCTCAATCTTGCCGCCCTTAAGAAACCGTTTGTTGCCGTCCGAGTCAATGGTCTGATACGACAGAATCTCCCCGGCCTGATCAATGACCGGCACCACCAGCCTGCCAGCCCTGTCAATCTTGATGCCATGAGCGCTGATATGCTTCCTCACCAGGTAGGGGTGATCATCGCTGGCATCAGCATATGTCCCAACCTCATCCTCTGCCCTCTCAGCAGCCACCGCTTGGCTGGCAAGTCTCTCAGCATCCTTCTTGGCTTTGAGGTCAGCCACCCACTTATCATGCTCAAACCTCTCGGTAAACGACATGACTCGCCCAATGTCAGCCACCCATTTGCTCTCAAACGTAGGCTCTTTCCAGCACCCAGCAATGCCCACTGGCACCTTGCCACTGGTGTGCAAGATGTACCACCCGTCCAGTGCGCCCTTCTTGGACGACACATGGGCCACACGGTGTATCTCACCATCAGCGATGAGGTCTTTGATCAGCAGCCCACTGGCTTCACAGTGAGCACGAAATGCAGCCTCAGGGTTGATCAGGTCTTGGCTTTCTGTAGCTGCCGCAAAGCCATTGGGGAAAATAGATGTAAGGCTGCTCATGCCCGAGCCTCCACCAACTCAGGCCAAATAGACTGCCAAGTGCCCTGGCACACCATCTTGCGCCCCAGCCGCCCACCAGTTTCCATCTCCACTCTCACCGCCTCGCTGGCCGACATCTCACGCCGGCCAGTCAGGCACTGGTACAGGTACTGCTCATTGATGCCAACTTTTTCTGCCAGTTGTCGGCGCTCATCTGGTGTGATTTGTGTGTTCATAGGTGGTCGAGTCTAGCAGACTGCTTGAACGTCAACGCATTAGGGAAAGCACCTACAAAAATAAATCTAGCAAAGCGCTTGACCGCATCTAGCGTTATGCTAGATAATTCAGCCATGCCAACGAAATTGTTTGTTGGCATCACGCCGAAAGGCCAAAGGAAAC